GTTTTTGTCTTGATATAGGAGGTAAGGTTATCACTTCCACCAAGAGTAAATACCGCAGGAGAATCTACAAGACTTTCAACATCGGCTTTGGTATCTCCGCCAGAAAGAGTTGAAGCAGTTACGATTGTATTAGCTTCAGGAGAATCTTCAAGTGAATCGCGGATCGCTTGGGCCAGCTCGTCGATTGTAAGATCAACTTCGCCAGGGCTATTCGCCGATGCTGGAACAGTGATTGTAAGAGCGGTTTCAGAGTCAGCCACTACAGAGATCACACTGGCCTGTGGACTTGACTCATCAACTGCAAACGTAACCGTGATGCCGTTACCAGTAAGGCCGGTTGCTACAGCTTCAAGCTTCAAGACCCCATCGGTAAACTGCACGTATGCGAAAGCCGACGAGCTGTTATCGTTTGCAGAAGTTGTTGCGGAACCATCGCCAATATCAATGAATTGCGAACTGTTGATATCGCTATTCGCCTCGTACCTTCCAAGATATGTAAACACATAACCAGAAGTGGTTGAAAGAATACCGTAGTCAGTAAAGGAATTTCCAAGACGGGCTATAACATCAGCATCTACCGCGGAACCATCAGCCGGAGCTTGTAAAACCAAAAAGATCTGATTATTAACAGTAACGTAACACGGTTTAATGTCATTGGTCGTATCCGTATAAAAGCATGTTGGATCAAGAGGATCAAACTGTTTATACTTTGTTGATGCTGCGAGTTCATTGAGAGGAATAACTCTTGAAGTGTTAGCCGAATTAATTCGAAATAGACCAGTGATATGCTCGAGCACACGTTGCTTATCTTTGAATGTTCCAACTGGATAAGGTGCGGTTGCCGAAGTACCTGCTACATCGTCCCATGAATCCTGTTGACCGATACCAAGATAATAAGAAGTATTAGTGATATCAGTATCCAAAAGATTCGCGGAATTTCTTCGGAATTGTTCTGTTATAATGGCTGCCATAACGTTTATTTATACTTGTAATTATAGTTTAGTCTTGGGTAAATACAAAAGAATTTTGAAAAGATGTTTGTGTATCGTGTGTATAGTGCGGTGAATCATCTTCGTCGATCGTTTCAGTACTGCTTAAAAATATTTGAGAAGGAGACTCGTATGCCGGTGAATTGTTATCCCAGCCTCTTTTATATAGGATGTTAATAAAACGATCATCCGAAACTATTGCCGCTAAAGGATAAGAACTTCCAAAAAGCGGGGTAGAGTCATCATAGGATGCAACTGTTTCCCATTGAGTATAATCAATTTCTGTTATCTCTGGGATAAAGGGATAGATTGTCCAAGGGGTGCGATTAATAAACAACTGTTCTCCTTCAGGGCTTGAGTCTGAGGTATAGAGGGCCCAGGTTCTCTGCGCTTCCGAGAATTGAAAATAAAGATCAGAGTCATCCGATTCAAATGTATGAAGCACGTCAATAACATCATCTTGAGGGCTGTCAGCAGAATTGACTTCTGTTGTTCCTGTAAACACAAAATGCTCTGTTGCAAGTGAACCATCATCTGGTGAAAAGTCAGCATTAGGATCTACAATAAAGTCAAACTCGTCAATTGATAAAGAATCGAGAAATGATCGTGTATAAAAATCAATAGATGACCCAGCACTAAAGTTATTAAAGTGCGTGTTATAACTAACCTTGTATTCAGAAGGGGTGTCGGAATATTTAACTACACCGTTAAGTCTATTAACAACATCAGGTATCGCCTTCTTAAACCTTTCGACGTTTAAATTAACTCTTGAAAAGGCAGAGATGTCATACAGCGCTCTAAACCGGGGATCGAATCCGGACTCAGCAGTGAGTGAATCTACATCATCAGGAAGCTTCCACCTATACCGCATTAAAATGTGTTTAATTCCACTTCCCTCAAGCGGGAGAAGGTTAGTCCACTCGAAACCAACTACATTTAGTGGTCCATCATCAAAATAATTGTTTCCATCACGGTCAATAGCAAGAACACCGTTTACAAATACATCGCCAATCTGAAATAATTCAGTATTTTTAATCTCTACCCCACTGCCATAGACGGATGCTAGATCGGGTTCATATACACGAACATAGACCTCGGTGGTTGGAGTAACAATTCTAATCAGTTCGTGGTTAAGACCTTGAGGACTGGAGTCGTCCGTATCAATAATAAATGTAATCCAACCTTCGGTATATTCAGACGAAGATAGCGACGCTGGAACATATGTAATAGGAGAATTAATTGGTTCGTTAAAATCTTCAACAACTAGATCACTTTCAATAAAATCAAGATAAGGAACTTCTGATTCGTCAATTACTTCAAAAGCTGATGGATACTTAAAGGCTCCATCGGAGTAGTTTGTATATGCAGCGCCGGCTTCAGCGATTGTAGCATTTCCGTATTCTCCCCAAGCCGCGTTATCTATAAATTTAGTTTCCCCGGCCCAACCTTCTCGATATGCGGATTGAATGGTGTTATCATTTGAAGCCAATCTCGCCAAAATGAAGCTATTGAAAAACGCTTTTAGGGAATCTCGATCAACACCAGGTGTTCCTTTTTTATCAGAGATTAATCTAGTGTGTGTAAGATAATGATAACCGCCATCGCCCATCAGCACCTTAAACAAGTATGCTAAAGAAAGATTTAAATACTGATCCTGTGGAGTATGCTTACCAAAAAAAGTATCCCAATCAATCCAATCAGCGAATGACAGAACCGATTCAACTTCGGCCCAACCTTCAGGCGAGGTTTCAGTACTATATTTAAATACCCTCGGAACATTATCAAATTTTGTGATAGGATCATCACCGTCATTAGCATCGGTTACAATATAAAGCGTTCCATTCTCAGGGGCAGGAGTATAACCAACTGCGCCTGGTAATTCAGAAGTTAGTTTAACAATACCATCAACGGTTAAGTAATACTCAAGTGCTTCTTTAATCCAATCGTTATCCTGAATAAGTTCAAGTGTTAAAGCAACGAAAAATTTCAGACCAGCAGGATGAACAAATTTAATAAATTCATTTCTCCAATTTGCTTGATCCGATTGCGCGTTGACCACATAAGAGAATTCTTGCCAACGAAAGCTGTCGCGGATTCTATTTTTTGTTGAAATGGTTCCTTTTTCTAAATCAGCTACAGTGAATAAGTGTTCTTTTGGATAAACCAGAGTAATAAGTTCGTTATAGAAAATACGAAAGAAGGCATAGATACTTTCTTCTGATCCTCGACTATTATAGTAGTTAGCTATAATCTTAAACAGTCTAACACGGTCAAGCGAACGACTTTTAGGAATTACCGAAGCGATCGTTCGCTCAATTGCGTCCAAATATTTTTCGCTTGCACGGTCAACATCGTGTTGGCGTATTAAATTATTCAGTTCATAAGAAGGCAACAGCTCCTTATTGAGATGGCGATAATACGCCTTAAGTAGCTTTATTAATTCAGGTGCGTCTGTTTCAAAGTGGTCAGGCAATACAGATTCAACTGTTTGCGCTTCCACCGCAGTCGCGGTTCCTGTTGCTATACTTAACTCCATCCGGTTTTATTTAATATGTTGTATTGCCAGTTGTAGTGGATCCCCCGCTTTGAGAAGAAGAAGAAGCAGAGCGATCCTTAGTAAATGTATTATATTCTACCGAACGAGAACCTCCTCCTCGTGCGATCTCATCTGGAAACGCCGAGATGTTTGAATTATTAATATCAACGTTCAATAAAAGATTTCTTTTACCAACAATATCGTTACTTCGTGTATTGACAATAAACGTTATCTCTGTTGTGGTATCAGCAAACAAATCGCTTAATTCCATTACTCCAGTTTCGAGATTAATTTCTCCAATATTACTAATCCGCCTTGTCACGCCTTCTTCAATTGTACAGGTATAAACGTTTCTTACAAATTGGTCGCTGCCAGGTTCGTCTTTAATATAAATTTGCTTTCCTGCAATGGTATGAACGGGACTAGTTGAAATCGTGTTAAGCACCTTTCCGTCATCAGGCGTCAGAGGAGCTCCAAATTTAACAGTGAAGTCTGAAATACTTCCATCAGCCGGGATGGTAATTTTCTTACTTAAGAAAACCCGAACCAAAGAGTTCATTATCGAATTAAGATGCGTATCAACATTTTTCTGGAATAGCGAATGCCTGAAGACAGTATCAAATCCGTTGAGGTCCGTCTCCGCAAAAGGAGTCAGAACGTTATTTTTAATCTCAAGTGCTAGCTCTGCAGCGCTTAGCGAGGAAATACTTGGATTGTATTTAACAAGAATGTCAAGTACGACATTTGCATATTCAGGATCGACGATTTGCGGAGTGATGGCAAGAATCTTTTTAGATTTGAGAAAGTCAAGAATAGCGGCTTTATCCGCTTCAGTAATAACCTCGTCTGTATAAGAAGAGTTGGGCTTTGCTGAAATAAAGGCTGTACCATAAGTAGGGGGATCGTTATCTTCCCCACCCCAAGCACTTACGCTTTGAACAAACGGGAAGTTAGAAATAATTAAATTCTTATAATCATCGGCAGTTACCGCACGGTCTTGAGTCGTGAAACTGTTAATCGCATTATTTTTTAAATTCGTAATGGTTTCTTTATCGCCTCCTCCACTTGATCGAGCTCCGCACATAATAGAAAGTGAAGTTCCCGCCTGGGTAAAGTTTCCGCTCGTGTCACCCGCAATTGAAAAGGCGGTATTTATACCATTTCCCGACTTCCCGCCTGTCACAAGATACTGAACTTCAATTACGTTGCCTGCATCAAGCTTGTCTCCATAAATGCCATTACCAAAAGTAAGTTCATAACGACCAGAACTATTTTCGTTGATAAAGTAAATTTTGGATTCTTCATCAACATCAATTGTACTGAATTGGTTATAACGTGTAGCGGTTCCTTCGCTCTTCGCACCGGTTGAATAAACCAAAACACGAAGTGTACTTATATCAACATCTTCATCTCCTAGTTCGTAACGCTGAGCCGTGTCAGCTGCATTAGCCTCAAATGTTGCGGTAACAAGTCGACCTTCGTAACCAATCAGGGGTTCTTCCTCAGTAACGGTGTAATAATGAGATTCGCCGACTGTTGTTTTTTGCAGCGTAGTAACATCATCAAGAATAACAAAGGAATAGTTTTCTGAATTATAAGTTGTTGTTAGTCGTGTTCCTCGAGGAACTACATATCTATCTGCAGAATCAGCGGTAGCACCAATCGTTCCAACAATGTCTACGCGTGCAGCAGAGAAACTACGAGGAATATAACCAAGGAGTTTGGCCGAGGAAACAACGCTGCTTCGCAGTTGAGCCGAGTCAATGAAACTTTCGTTCACCGCCACATGAGCTAGCATTGCGTTATAGTGAGTATTGTATGCCAGCAGGTCAACAATGTTATTAAGGTTGGAACCTTCAAAGTCCCAGTCCGTAAATTCTGTTTCGCTGTTTTTTAAATAGTCAATTAGATTTGCTTTAATTTGTGCAAAGTCTAATTCAGAAACATCGAGCTGTTCTCCGTTAATTGCCATAAGTTTATCGGTTTCTAATTAAAAGAAAAATAAATTCTACGTCGGTGCCATACGACATTTGAAAAGTTGTTGTGATGCGGTATGCGTTTCTTTCGTGATCATCAGTAACACTAACCTGAAAGTTTGCAATTCTTTTTTCAAATTTTCTGACGCCCCGCTCGATCTCATCTTTAAGTTGTGAGGCGGTAAAGCCGTCTGCTAATTCAAATAAAATATCATTTGCTCGTGTACCAAATTCCGGAAAAAACGGCCTGGTACCAAGCGGTGTTAACACAATGTTTTTAATACTATTCTTAACAGCATCAATATCGGTTGCAAGAAGTAGGTCACCGGTCGCAGGATGAATAAACGTAAAGCTGACATCTTTAAAAACACCACCGGATACAACTGTTGGCTGATAGTTGGGTTTATTAAAGTCTGAAAGAATACTATTCATTACCTGTTTCTATTTATATACTAATCCTTATCATATTTGTTTTTGTTTAAGTAGAATTACGTCTAGCATAATCCTCCTGTAAAATTGCCGCATCTGCAATTACAAGATCTCTAACAGACTCCGCCCTCGCTTTAAATTCATTGAGTATATCGCCCGACCATTCGTCTCGTTGGACTTCGATTATTCTTTCTATTTCTCGGTCGGCCTTCTCTTCAAATCCTAAGGTTCCATTTACAGAAACTTCATTCTTAAATCCATAGTAAAGAGTATTCAAAGAAGTAAGTAATGATCCATACGAAGGGTCATCTTTCAAATCGGTGCTGTTATAAACACCTTCAATTAAATCCCCTGCAGTATCTTTGTGATCAATAAATTTTGCGGTAATGGCCACAGTGCTTGGATTGGTAGTGATTAGCGGACCAGGGTCAGGATGCGGCGGTGCAGGTTTTGGGTTAATCTTCGACGATCTAGGAAGAGAAAATCCAGAGCTATTAAAGTCCAAGGCGTTACAAACATCAAAGCTTTCGAGGTTGGCGAGAATAGCAGTTAGGTTACCCACCCCACCAAATTTATCTTGAATGTCTTGTATAATTCCAATTCTCTGTAAAAAACCAGCGTTCTTTGCTTGGGTTAAAAGTTCCAAAAGGGACTTACCTTTAGCCTTTTCAATGGACTGAAAAATTTTGCTAATCTCTCCCTCAAGCTTTTCTATAGAATCAAGCAAAGCCAATATCTCATCAGCATCGTCAGAATCTCGAATCAGATTCATTATTATTTGTTTAAGCTGAGAAATTAAAAGATCATTGATATTTTTCGAGCAATCGGATTTATTACGTGGGTTTCTAAAGCTTATATTAGACTGGCCCGACGTTGCGATTAATACTGCATTTTGGATATTTGCAATTCTAATAAGTTCGTCGATATCAACAGCCACCCCGTCAAACTCAACTTGTTTTTCAACTTCCCGCCGCTTACTAGCTTTAAGTTCCTTTCCATCTGTCACCTTATTAATCGAGTTATCAATATTTGATAACCTATTAAACTCGTTTGTATCGCTACGAACGGTGGCAGGAATTTCCGGTGTCGGAGGGGGTGAATCTAAGCTTTCATTTCTGACTATAGATTCAACCCTTTCCCTTTCTTGACGTGTAAGATCAAGTTCTTTATCGGACTTTTCCGGTGGATTATTTTTATCGCAAATACTCATTATTAAAAGATGGGTGGAGTGGTAATCGCGCCACCCCCTTGGTCATTTCCGTCAGTTTGTAGGTGAGTATGATTGTTAAGCGATACGGGTCTGGCAGTTGTAACGTCATCATTAGATTTAATCTCTCCATCCGCAGTAATTGTATTATCCGTATCAACTTCAGGAACGATATGTACAGGACCGGATTCGATCGTCCAACTCTGGGAGTTAAAAACGGTATCTTCATCGCTATTAAAGGTAATATCCTTTTGACTATTTAAGTCAATGTTTCCTTCCTTTTTACTTCTAATTTTAATATCATTGTTAGCAGCGATTACTGTCTTATCTTTACTCGCAAGCACTAATTTCGCCTTTGAGATAATCTTTGCCTTACCTTTAACATCAGTAAGCATGTTACCTTCATACTTGGAGCCATCCTCTTTTTCGGAATCTCCAGTAACTTCTATCAGGTAATCTCCACCAATATTTAAATCCCAAGCTTTGTTAATTGTTGTTACAAGAGATTTTTCAAACGTTTCGGTAGCTTCTCCGAATACCTTTAGGTTATAACCTCCTGCGGAAGTGATTCCAATATCTCCGCCATCCCCTGCTCCATTCTCTGAACCCTCGTCATTTGTTTGCGGCTCTCTGGTTTCTAAATTCATGTGTGTTCCGGCCGAGATCTCGGTGGCTTTACGAGAGTTTAAAATAATATTCTCTGCCTCGACTTTAAAGTTACCTCCGGTTTTTTCTCCGGTATCAGGGTCCTCTTTTGGTCCGACGTTAAGGTTACAGTCGCCCATTACTGTTATATTACAGGCTCCCTGAACTACAAGTTGACTCCCACTAAGATAAGCTGTGTAATTATGCCCTACTACCACTAGGTCCCTACCGCCGCTCGGACCAAAGCGCTCAAAGCTACCTGTTGTATGCGTTTGTGATATTTCTTCCTTTCCAGCCTCGTCGTTAGTTCTGAATACGTGACCGGAAGGTGTTACTTCAACCTTATCATAAACGGTTGCACCCTTATATCCTTTAGCTCCAACGCCAACAATTTGGTTTGTATTACCATTTGAATCGTCCATTTATCTATCTATTAACCAAGTTTGAATTAAGGAAAGAGGGCACCCTCTGGCTCGCTAGGACTCTCTGGAAGCCCTTGGTTAGGTGGAACCCCCGTGTCTTTAATTCTTAAAATGTAATGTCTACTTGTCAGCGCTTTAACGTTTCGGCTTGGGCCAGATACTTTCTTAACAGTATTTCCATAGTTTCCGTCAACGGTTTCAAAACTTCCATCTGCATTTGACTTAGTCACAATCGAAACGTGGCCGTGAGATCTCTTTACCTTTCTTCTTACAATAATATCTCCACGTTGAATGCCGGCGGCATCTGCAGCAGTATTAAACACCTGTACTACGTCGGAATTTTTTGTTGCCCAGATGTCAATCCAATTATTTGAAAATCCTGACTTTGGTAATTTATCTTCTGGTAAAACTCCAGATTCTTTAACAGCCCAGCATGCAAATGCCGCACACCAAACAGCTCCCACACTGTTTGGCGTAGAAGTAGCAGACCAATATTTTTCAATCCTTCCGCCTCTATCTCTATTCGGACCATCGTCTTCTGTAATACCTAACTTAGCCTGGCTCTCTGCGGCTGCCGCAATTTTATTTCCGGCTCCTGATCCGACCGAAACAGCTTCGGGATATTCATCATCTGGAATATTAGCCATTCTTGGGGCGGTCACACCAGCAGTTGCAGCGGATACCAATTCATCACGGGGTGCGTCAGCATTTGGAATACCTGCTCCAAAAGGACCAAACTCTGAACCGAATCCTACATCGGTTTCAGGATCATAGTTGGCTTGTTTAAGTACTCCGCCTGGCACGGTTCCAAGAATAACCGCATCTTGTAAATCACCGCCGTCATAAAAGGCGCCAAAGACAATTGAATTTATCTTAAGTGTTGGACTTGATCCAACTTCACCAGAGGCAGGTCCAGCTGTAACCGGAAAGATGGTTTGCATCCAAGGCAGGGCACTTGTTGGAAGAAGTTTTCTATCTGGGTTATGATACCCAAAACAGCGAACCTTTACACGACCCATACCAAGAGGATCTTGTTCCACTTCAACCACGCCCATAAACCAATTTTGAATATTCATTATTTGTTTTAAGCAAGAGCAAAGCCTCGCTCGTCTGAGTTAAAATTTTGTCCTGTGGTATTCATAGCAAGAATTTCATCAGGAGACCCTTCCCTGATGATTTTTAGCTGATTGGTATAAACACCTCCTGTAAACTCGTGCACGGTTGTTGAAATAACATATATGCCAGATAGGCTCTGGTCGATTCCGTCAATTCCTCCCTCTTCATTAGCATCAACAATATCAGATTTAGGAATTTCAATCTCAATTTTTGCTCCAGCTTTTAGGTTTAAATCGCCATAGGTAACAATTTCATGCGATGTACCTTCCATGTTTGCTTTATAAAGTTTGGTATCTTTCAAAGCTTCTTTTTTAATTTCAGAACTTGACCGAAAACCTTCACCATAAGGATCCACCGGAATGTAATAAACTTCCCGGCTTGTTCTGGGTTCGTTTAAGATGGTTTCAAGAATTTCTGGCCGAACACCGTTGATTTTTAATTCATCTAAATACTGAAAATCAAAAAGACCAGCGGTAGACTCAAATGTTTCTGAACCTCTGTTAACAAGGCCGAGGAAAGGATCTTGATCTTCCCTTTCCACCCGTCTAAAATTAGGACTTGCTTGTTCCAAAAGCCTGCGAGGACTTTCGCCTTTAGGCAGCGATCTTTCTTCGGTATATGTTCTTTCGTTCAAATCGACCACTTCCGTAACGTTTCCAATCCCTCCATTAATTGCTTGAGTAAGCTTATCTAATTTAATGTTAGACTTAAATCTAATAATTTTAGTTTTAAGTCGTTTGAAATATTCTTCGCTGCCTGGCGTTTCTTTCTCAAAAGGCCTTAACGAATAAGGTTCACCGCCACCTAGTGGATAGTATACGGGATTGGTAACGGAATCAAGAACATCGGCCCAACTCCTTGCGATAATTTTTGAACCAGTTTCGCTTGAGTCTTCAAGAGTTGTGTAGATAAAGAAAGGCGCAAAATCTTCATCATAACAGGTACCTTTTAAAAATTCCACTGCTTGCAACGGTGTCTTTTGAGTAATAACTGCTTTAAGATCGTCGACTATACAAGGATAACGTTCTTTACTTTTATATTCAAATGTAGGATTACCAAGATATTTCTTGAAGATTTTTTCTATATTATCAACAGGATTTCCCGCAACACCAATTGATATTTGTTGTAAGCGGGATAGATAGGAATATGAACTTACCAAATTAATTTCGTATTCTTGGACGTTAATACTTTCGGTTGTTTTATCAAACAAAGGATAATCCTTTACAACAAATTCATATTCCACATCTTCAGTTGTTTCTCTATCTGCATTAGGTAGGTAGTTAATACTAACTTTTACAATCTCTTGACCGGAAAGTTTAAAATCATCAAAGAAATTTTCATTATCTCGAATACGAATTCTTGCAGTAAGAAGCGGTGAATAAATTTCTTCAACAATAATAAGGGATGTGACAATCTTCTGAATGTCAACCTGCGTTCCTTCTTTGTTAATCAATATGATTTCGTTAAAAACATAAGAAGAAGGATACAAAGGTTTACTCGCAGCATCTAAATTTTTAGACGCATTGGAGTTTGGTACATTGTCATCAATAGCCATACTTACTTTACTGAAGTATTAATTTTTTGAAGGATCTTTCAAAACCTTCAATTGCTGCAGGCTTTACTATAATAATGTCCCGCTTTCTATTATTTATGATCTCTTCATATTCGTACCAAGTGATACGTTGAGTCGGAGGTTCATCATTTTGCTCAATAACTCCGTAATGAGAAAGAGGTTGATCTGTCTCAGTCTCAGAGAAAAACTGATAAGTTGAATTCTTTAAGTGAGAATAAGAATAAGCGGGCAGATAGCTAAGAGGAACAACCTTTGTGCTCGCGCTGTCTATTGTAAACGTCTCGGTTGGATAACCTGCAGCTTCAACCGCCGCAAGCCATGCAGTGCCAGCATCACCACTCTTTGGTTTTATGTAAATCTTTTTTTCAACCGCGGGGCTATTTGTGGCTCCAAGATCAAGTGTGATAAGATCGGCACCAGATGTTGGTCGAGTTAAGATCACTCCCATTCTTGTAAAGTCTTTGCGAACAAACTTAGCGTCGGTTGTACTAAAAGTAACCTCGTCATCTGATACAAGAATTTCTACAGAGTCCGCATCCGTTTCTGAAAGCGGAAGCGTTGAATAATGGAAATCCGTGGTGGCATCTTCAATAAGCGTACCTCCTAGAAACATATAAGGATCATAGTCAGTTTCAATGTATTCATTAAACTCTGTGAGACTCATGGGCCAACCACTCTTACCTTCCTTTAAGCTATCATTTAACAAAAAGAAAGTCCAATGATATTTTGGATCGCCATACAATAAATTCGATACAATCTCTGGGCGATCACCGTCACGTATTTGATATTTTGTATATGTAACAACGTCGTCGGTGTTTATCGCAACAACTTGCTTTGTGAAATCGGTCACCAGCGCGTTGCTGTTATTTCCGGTAAAATCATAAAACGTTTTACCAAGAATATTGAAAAAATCTATAGCCATGGATTGTTTATTTAGTAAAATTTATGTTGAAGCTTCCAGCTCTTTAATATCATCTAAAGTAAGCGTGCGATCTTCTTTAAAGCTAAGACTAATATCTGTTTTAACCGGCCGACCATCAGTGTGAAACGAATTATTGCCGTTGTATGTTGTTGAAAACGATTCTAAATAACACTCGGCAAGCGCTGGGAAACTAGTAAGCCTGTTTCCTGATCTTCCTGAAACTCCTTTTTCAAATTTTATTTCCCACTTAGGAGGATACCTTAATATAGATCCTGCATTTGCGGGCGCTGGATAAATTGCTTCGCGAAAGGCAGCAATCATATTGTGTATGTCCTTTCCTTCATCTTGTGTTGAAGGAACAAGCTCGTAAGTAAAACTAAATCCTCGAGTGGATACCGAAGTAAATTCAGTGGTAACATTTTTATTAAATGTTGCTCCAATCGCCATTGCAACACCTTTACCTATTCCTGCAAGTTTTCCTTCGCTGCCCTGCATCTTTGCGCCTAGAGCTAAAGTTCCGGCGGCGGTAAGATCACTACCAAGAGCCTTAAGGTTTTCCCTCTGATTATCACCTGAAAAGATACCTTTAAATGTACCTGTAATTGCATCAATACCTTTCTTAGTACCACCCTCAAACTGCGATTGAAGTTCCGCGCGACCTTCGGATGAAGTGGCTGAACGGGTTAAATCCATTGCAAGTTTACCACCAAATCCCAATTCCGCATCGCCGTATTGCGCGTTGTCGGCAGTAGCAAA